TCTCCACGGTGATCTGGGACTCATAACAGTAAAACCATTTCTTCTTAAGATCGTATGATCAGTAACACCAACCCCACTAGTCTTTCTTGCACTACCCGTTGGGTCAGGACAAGCAATCACTCTTCTATCCACCCCATACCTTCTGACAACTTCCTCTGCAAAATCCCAAGTGGTAGCACCTCCTGTCAGCATGATCTCATCAAAGACATATAGTGTATTATTATGCTTCACAGCACAGATCCCAGCCATAGGATCAACGTTAAAATCCAACCCAATTAACAAGGGAAGCATATGTAGATCAGCTACTTCCTTATCAATATTTTCATCACTAAAACTAACAGCAACCAAACCAGTAAGATTTTCAAAACTAGCTTCAAACTCCTGTCTAAACGTCCTTGGGTCTAATTGCCCTCTGGCTGCTTCCACTTCCTCTTCCTTGACATTACCCCCTTCAATAGTTGTAAAGCTCCACCTCTGCCAATCATCCCACTCCTGTTCACCACAAAAACACCACATATCATAAAACCAACTCGCAGTACCATCAGGAGTTGATATAAAAAGTGCCCAACCCTGTTTATCAGCCAAAGCAGGTCTAATAACTTCAGCCCATACATCTCTTTCCATAAATGCTGCTTCATCCAATACAACACCAGCTAAACTTCTTCCTCTCAATGCCATAGCATTTTCAGTTCCCTTCAACTCAATACTTGATCCATTTATTAAATCTATCCTTAAATCTGTCTCATTCTTAGCTT